CCTTTTTGAGAGCATCCAGCTCGCTCTGAACCTTGGCAGCCTTGTCCAGCGCCTTCTGGAGATCAGACTTTGCCGCCTCCTCCTGCGCGGTGAACTGCGCAGCCTTGGCCTTGAGCTCTTCGTAGTCTGCATACTTTGCCTTCTCACGCCCGAGGCGCTCGCCAATCATGGCGTCAACCTCCGCTTGTGAGAAAGTACGGGGCTGCTGTTGCTGTCCAGCAGCCTGAGGGGTTCCCTGATTCACAGTTTGATCAGACATAGGTTTTTACCTCCGCTTTCGCGTAAATTTCCGGCGCTTGCCCCCGCCGTTGGGTATAGAAAAAGCACGGTATAGCGCCCGTGCTGATTCAACGTTTTTTCAATTGTTCGGAGAGCCGCTTCACGAGATATTCTTCCTCCCAAAAAGCGGCACGGTTGATTTTGATGCTGCGCAGTCGATTGATAAGCGTTCCGCCAATTAAGTAATCCACATGATCCACAATGTTGGGGGCAAGATTCGTGACCCACAGCTCGCGGTGGCGTTCATTGATGAAATCTCGCCAAAACTGATCGTCATGCTTTCGCTCCGCAATCAGCTGAACATACTTTGTCCGGTGCTGCGCTTCAGAGTAAAACCAGTCAGCGCACTCACCTGCAAGATCGTTCGGGATCCGGATGCACTGAAATGAATACCACATAAATACAGCCGGAACACGCCCTATGTTCTGCGATTGAGCGCCGAAATTCTTGCAGGCAAACCCGCACACAATACCAAGATCATGCTCCTTCGTCCGAGCGGCAAAGTCTCTGCTGATGATAACATCGTCCTGCAGATGCCAGATGCCGCCGTCCTGCTTGCCGCACATGCGGAAGCTCTCCATGCAAGAAAAAAGGTTCCCTTTCCCGTCGGTGTCGATCCAAACCTCAATATCATCGCGATGGATCCCCTGCGCAATCATGGACGGAATCAGAAATTCATCCACATACCACATGCGAGGCGGCGCGGCATGTATCATGTATTTCATATTGTTACCTCATTTCAGGTGATATAGAATAAGTGCGGTATGATATCCGTTGCCTTTTCTGAAAAAAAGGTTGCATTTTCCCGTAAACTTGGGTATATTATAGGTGAGGCATTCCTCTGCCCATATTGGCGGGGGGGTGTCTCATTTTTTGTTTTTGATATATCGGAAAACTTCGATGGTCCTACCTTTAGACACAACCATAACATCGACCTGCTCCAACGTGCTACGTTTCGCTCTGCTTTCAATAAATTGGCGGATTACTTTGAGATCCGGATCTCTATCACCACAATTCAAAATGATTCCTCCGGGCGATTCTATAATTTGCTTGAACCCATGCCGGATTGCACTATCAGCAGCTTTGTCCGTGGATATGGTTTTCAGGTCCCACAGTTTACCATTCCACCTATAGTCTGCCGATTTGACCCCATCTTCTTTTGACTCAGCCAAAACATGAATATCACCACCATGATTGTCGAGAATCCATTGTGACATTCTAATCTCGTTATTTGATCTTTCTTCGGAAACGCCATCCTCCACGATTATTTGTCCAATCCCGGGCCTTGCAGAAGCCGCGTAACTTTCTTTTACGCTTGAAATCTCTTTTGCAGTTCGTGCAGCGTAGGAAATTCTCTTTTGTTCATTGATCTTTTCACGGTTTGCGGCACGATAATCGCGGCGCATGGAATTCATTTTTTCCTGCCAAGTAGCACCGTCTGCATTCTCGTACTGGCGGAGATAAGCATCAGGGTCATAGCCCTCAATGGTGCTCTTGCCGTCAAAGCGGACCGCATAGGTGCAATCGCAATGAGGGTGGATATGCTCCGCGTGGCTTTTTGCGGCCTTTTTACTTTGCCGCTGCCAGCCGCGTGAGGCGAGAATAATACAAAACGAGCAGGTATCACCCATCGGAACCCACGCAAACTGAGCGCCGTCTCGCTGGGCATTGTGCAGCATCGTGTCCGCTCCCGCCTGCTTCACCAAGCGGCCAACGGTGTCCGGTACGGAGTTCCTGCGGTTCTTGATGGTGCCCTGCACTGCCTTCGCAACCTCCTGATAGGTCGCGGTCGGAGCAGGTTCTGCAGGCGGCAGAGCCACGCCCTGCGCGAGGGCGCAAGCGTCGTACATCTCGCAGGCCAGAGCCGCGGCGGCCTCGCCGTATTGCTGGGAAAGCAAGCTCGCGGTGTAGATAAGCTCGTCCACATCCGCGTCCGGTGTGTTTTCCATCCAATACTGCATCGCATCGGCAGCCTTCTGGTCAACAGCCTTCAGCTTCCGGATATAAGCAAGCCAATCACTGTTCGAAATTTGCATCGGCGTCGCCCTCCTCCGTGGTATCCACATCGGCGAACTGTTCCGTCAGCAGCTGCAGGCCGCGGGCGCGGGCTTCCTGTGCCTTGATCCTCCGAATATCCGCCTGGTCAAAGCCGCTCATTTCCAGAAACACATCCGTGTTCCCGAAACTGGGTCGTACAGAGGCGAGCTTCACAGCAGCGTCCGCCGTCACAGCAACGGACGGCATGGCCGGGTTCTTGAAGTGGGCGACAACGTCCATCTCCTCCGTCGTCAGCTCCGAAAGCGGCACGTTCCTCGCAATGGCCTGCGCCATGAGCGCAACCGAATGCAGGCTGTTCCCGTTTCCGGCGTTCAGCTGCTCCGCCATAAGAATTAGCGTCCGGCTCTGCGCGAGGATCGCGTCGGAGCTGGTCGGATTGGCGTCATTGATTACGCCGACATCGGTGACCGTCAGGCCGGTGGCCGCGGAAAACTGCGCGGAGAGCATGCGGAGCATCTGAACATGAGGCTCGATGGTGCCCTGCGCAAGCTGGCCAAACTTCGGCTGCTCGCCCGTTTCCGGGTTGTTCGTCGATGCCAGAATGCCTCCGACATAGTTTCGGAACTGATCGCTGATGATCGCATCATACTGATCGTCGGTGAGGCCGAGCAGATACTTCTGCGGCGCGGTCGAGAATTCCAAACCGATGGTGGCGTTCACCATGGTACGGACATAGCCCTGAATCAGACGGCGGACCGGCTCCTTCAGCCTTGACCGTCCAAAGGGCTTTGCAGAGGTCGCGTTCCAGATGAACGGCTCCATAAGGGGCCTGCCCATGGCGTTCGGATGCCGGATTGCCCGCCAATCCTGATCGTCATAGCCGCGGCGGATCTCCCACATGGAATCGTCCGTGTGGAAATGGAGCAGCGCCGGTTTCTGCTCACCGGTCACCGTATCTTTCACCATGTCGATGATGGCAAAGCCGGAGCCGATTCTGCCGCGCTCGCCATCCCACTCGGCGGCAGCGGTCTCCGGCGAATGGAAGCGGATCCGGCAGCCGATCACCTCATCGCGTGACAGCGTTGCAAAGGTGCAGCCGTATTTCAGCTCGTCCCGGCATGCCTTCATATACTCCGCAATCAAATCGTTTGCGGCCATGATGCGCGTCATGTTTTCCGCTTCCTCACCGGAAGCGCCGACGAAACCGTCGAACATGCTGTGAGAGGCGAGCACGTCCACCGTTTTCTCGCCCCACGCACAGCCGATCTCGAGGCCCGCCATGCCCTTCGGCAGCGCAAGCCCCAAATTGACCTCGGAGAGGCGGATGTGTCCCTCATAATATCTTTTTTTCGTAGCGTTTGCGGTGGAGTGACGGTTCAACGTCTCCACAAGGCGCTTCAAAACAGCGCGTTCCTTCTGCGGCAACCCGACCGCATTGACCACGTTTTCTGTGAGCTGCATAATCAACACCCTACTTTCATCTTCCTACTTGGGTCCCGCTTACTGTTCCGGCAGCCCCACAGTGCGAGCGCTGCCGCCTCAATCGGCGCGGGATCGTCGCCGCCAAATCCCCAGCCGCCGGAAATAGGACGTTTCACAGCGCCGAGCGCAGAATCTCGAAGCTGCGTCTGTTCTTCGTACCACGTCAGGGTCTGCTCGTTGATTTCCGTGACCAGCAGACTGGCGGCGGCAATCACGTCGGTCGCCTTGGGGCGAATGATTGAATTCTTGAACTTCCACGAATCGGCGATGCGTTCAAGCAGAACGTCAACGCCGTTCCTCCCGTCGATCACGACGCAGCATGCTTGCTTACTGCGAGGATTCAGCCAATCGGCCAGCCACCGGATGCCCTTTCCGGTTGATTCCCTCTGAATCATGGAGATTCGTGCAGGACCGTCCGGCGGGCAAACGGCAGCACAGAGCACCACCTCCGTGCCGTCCGCGGTGAACTTTATCCCATAGGCCGCCTTGCCTTCCGGCTTCTTCTCCTTGCTGGCGCAGGCGTTCCACGCGGCCTGCGAGATCGGGTGATCTTCCACGTTGGCCAACAGAGGTGCCCACCAGCCCAGCCGCTCACGGGCAAAGCCGTCGGCGCTCATGGAGCGCTGCTCCTCCTCGGTGAACTCTTCCGAAAGCC